CTGTAATTTCGGCCATATCTAGGTTGAAATCAACCGATCCAGAAGTTGCCATATTTCACTCCTTAACTAAAAATAGCCAATCCAACCCCCACAGCCAACTGAGCGAGAATAAGGAAACCGACTGCCCATAGAATTTTGCTAAATCGGCCATTTCGCTTAGAACTCTTTAATGCAATCCAGCACTATCGCGTATGTATCACCACTCCCATGCCCAATTGTAGTGAATCTTAGATCTCCTGTAGGGCTGGAAGCACTGTTAAGAAGACCTCCAAAAGAAGAAAAATCAAAATCTCCTTGATAACCAGAGGGAAGTTCGACGGCTAACGTATCCGTGCTGGCGTCCCATAGAATTTTTACGGATAACCCAATGGTACTAAACCATATTTTGTTGATACGAAGATTGCTACAAGCGGTGCCATCTTGAAGAGTTGATAGGCCGGAAACATCAACCGCCATAACAGCGCTTTGTCCAGTATCAACATATGTGTAGGCGAAGGATTTAACTAATTTTCGGGGACCATCTTCAATGATCTTCTCGGTAAAAGTATCGGCCATAGCCTACTCCTTAATTTCTCCTGGCAAGATCATGATCTCGAGCTTATTAGGAGTTCTTTGGGAAGGAGAGTCCCCTTGGGGACTCTCCTTAATTACGAACTTACTTTATGGTGCATCATTATATTGGATCATACCATCTGTGGTTCTTTGAGCGGAAATCCAAATATAATCACACCAAGCCGCATCCGCCGTAGTCGTACCAGACATGGCGCAGAACCACGGAGTCAAGGCTGAAGTTGGAATATTTGCCGTGGTAGTAGTCTTCAAAACACGGTCAACATAAAATTCGACCTGTCCTGTTCCTTTGACAATAAAACCTAAACGACGAGTATTAGTGATATTAGAAGACGATTCGGCACCATCAGCAAAATCAATGCCCGTGTCCGTCTTGGTTTCCGTCCCGCCACTATCACAGTTAGCATAAATATCAGCCGCGCCTTCAACCAATAAGAAACCGATCTGATTATTCGCCGTGAAAGGGACACCCGTGGCAAACGTACCGTTCTCTGCCAAGCCAACAAACATATCCATATCATCAGCATCGGCTACAGCAACCTTCGCTTCAAAAAAGATAAGCTTGCTTGATTCGGCCATAAAAATTTCATTGCCCTGAATTGATCCCCCAGAATTATCGGTGGAACCATCTCCAGTGGATTTCGCCCAACCGCCAACATGGTCGGCCAGAAGAGTTAATGTACCACTGTTAAGAACAGCCTTGGTCCAATCATCAGTGTCGTCAATATCAACGCCAGTGAAGTCGTCATATTTGAAGACATAATCTGGATTAACTTGAAGGGGGAGATTTCTGAACCACGATCCTAAAGCACTGGCGTCACTACCGTGACCGCTGTACATAAGGGGACCGGAAAAACGAGTCGTACCCATAACTAGATCCCTTCCTTACAAAGGATTCGCCCTAGAGTCTTGTAAGCGTCTGCTGGGCCAGTCGCTAGGGCTATGAAATCCCAGAGAAATGGGGAGAGGACGAACCTCCCCCCTTACTCAGTCTCTACGCACCAGGCGAGCCAAATACGCAACGGGGATCAGAGTAACCGTAGCTATAACGCTCACGGGCTTTGAACCTTACATTGCCAGTATCGAAATCACCTTCCATCTTCGTGGACATAGGCATCCGCTCAAAGTGGATAAATCCACGAGGCGCATCTGTCTTAATGAACCATGCGTCCGTGTCCGTCAAATAATGGTTAACGACATAACCTTGCGGAAGCATACCCATGTTCCGGGTAGCATTAATGTCGTTGTCCGCTGTGCCCGGACGAAGAGTTGATTCCAACACCCGATCCGCAACGAATTGCAGCGCGGGTGGAACAACCAGCTTCTCGCCACGAACCGATACCTTGAGTCCTCGCTCATCAACAAATGCTGCAATGTCAATAAGAGCATTCTCTAGGCTGGTTTCGTTAAGGTCAGCAGCCGTACTGGGCTCATTACGAAGATCATTGTTGTTAACCAAAGGATGATCTGTCGCACATAGCTCTTTACCGTCACCGCCAGTAAACGAGCTATCAAAAGCATTGTTCAACGTAGCCGCACCCTTCACCTGTTTGGTGTTGGCCATACTACGTGCCAAAGCTTTCGTATAACGCGAAGCCAGACGGTCATACAAATTATCCTCGATTGCTTCTTCCGTAATGGAAAACGCAAGCGCGATAGTCTCATGCGTGTACCTGGCGGTATACGCTTCTTGTGCATCGTCAAACGAAATTGCTGAACCTTCCGCCTTTACGGGCGCCGACCCGAAACCGGACAGCATCACCTCCTCCTCGAAGGCTCGCTCCGAAGATTCTGTCTCGTAAACTTCAGCTGCTTCGTCATTGTATCGAGCATACTCAAGACCAAAAAGGGCATTGAGTCCAGGCTCTAGCTCTTTAGCTAGTTGTGCTCTACTAATAGCCATTTTTCAAACCCTCCTATACGCCAGTGGTTGAAGGTGTGCCAGCCGCAACAGCGCCGTTATTGCTATTGAAGTGATTATTCAACCGTACAATTGCCCCGATACCCGCGGCTGAGAAATCAGCATTTTCTGGGTCATCCAACCAACCAACAATACGCATTTGCAGAGCGGCTGTGGTCGCAATCGTACTGATCGCAAGGCGACCTAACGAAATACCAGTAGCGTCTGTTCCTGTGATAGCGGTTGAGAAGTTAGCGTTTGCAAACACTGCGGCACGCGCCGTAGCCTTGCTCGTCCATGTCGCATCTGTTGCAATAAGATAAAGCTGCATTGGATCGTCATTGACGAACGCTTTTACCGGGTGGTTGGAATCTGCCCCAGAACCGGGCCAGTAGTTTTTCCAGACAGTTTTTCCAGTGGTGGAATCCACATACTCACAACCCTGAAATACGCCCAACATACCAACTGTCCCGCCCGCAGCGGCGCCAGGAGCGCCAATATAGCCAGTGGACAGCGGTATCACGGGTTCTCCGTGATACAGTTTATCGGTATTGCCATTTGCAATTTCATACGCGGAGTATTGGGTCATACCAGTGGAATTAGCGGCTCCGCCCTGTTTGTTTAGAGGGCGAAGGCCAAAGCTTCCATTAGAATTAGCCATTTGTTTCTCCTAGTCCTCGTTTTGAGGGCCTCCAAAAGTTACACGAGTTTGCCTATCAGGTTTACTGATGGGCATCGCGGGGTGTTGTTCGCGAGCTAAATCATTATCGACGGCGGTCATTTGATTATGAGTCATGCCACGATAGTAGTCGTTGCGTTCCTCAACAATCTCAACCGGAACCCTGGCAAGAAGAAGTCCTCCAACACCAATTACACCAGCATGCTTTCCATCATCGACAGTCGGGATATCAAAGTCTGGGTATTCTTCACCACGTACCAACTCCCACCCTTCACGGGATCGTGCTGCTACGTTCTTACGGTCGTCAAAACCCATAACTTCTGCCCGTATCCACCGATGTTTATAACCTTCTGGCGGGGGAGGTGCGTCCAACATGGACGGTGGTTTCCAAGGTTCTCTGCGTGCTTGGGTCGCACGGGTCTGATTTGCCCTAGGCGTTCTCGTAGACTTTTGGCGAGTTGTGTTCTCAGTAGTCATGATTAGTCCCTCACATATTTAGCGTATTCTTCAAGAGGTACATTTAACCTCTTTGCAATAGCAACTTGAGAGGGCGTTAATCGCACAGTTTTCCGTCCACCTTTGTTGCGGGAAGCAGAAGCCTCGGCTGACGCAACCTTACGGCTTCCCCCGTTACTTTTAGACCTCGAATCGAATTTATGAGGAAATTCGGACCTTAATCTATTATCTAATTCAGAATAGTAGTCCTCCGATTGAGGGTCAAACCCCTCATCTTCAATCAGACGTCTATGAATTCCAAAAGCACCATATGTCATAACTTCGTCGTCTCCGAACCAAGAGTTCTTAGAAGCCCATTCCTCTGCTCTTGGGTCAGGAGTAGCCGCTGGAGGGGTTGGTGCAGGAGGCGGGGTCACCGAAGGCGTCTCTGCGCGGACGGCCTTTAAGGCCCCCTTCTCTACACTTAGATCAGTTAAAGATTCTTGAGCCTCGACAATCTTATCAACATCCCCCGTTTCATGAGCTTGCTTTAGAGTGTCTTTGGCAGAAGCAATCTGATTAGTAACCCGGCTTTTAAACTGCTCTAGATACCCCTGATCCAAGGAAGTAATTCGGGTCTTAAGGTTTTCGTTTTCTTTCCGAACATTTTCGGCATATTCAATAGCGCTTTGTTTCTGCCGCTCTTCCTCTCGAAAACGCTTGGTCAGATTGTTAATACGGGCCTTAACCCCAGAACTATAATCCTCCAGCTCCTCTTCCGATGAGACCTCTACATTGCTAGGACTCTTTTCTTCGGAAAGATTTACCTCTACAGCTTCTTCGTCGTTGTCGCCAATATCAATTTTCGTTTCTTCCGGCATGGGTACTCTCCATGGTTTTTCTCTTCTTTCTAAGTAACAGGGGGGGATTAAGTATCAAATTTCTGGGACGAAAATAAGGCTCCCCACGGAGCCTGCACTCCTCTTCCTCTTCCATCTGCCTTTGCTCATCTGCCTCTTCTATCTGATTCTGGATAGAATTCTCAATGAGGTCGTCTTCACGCTGTCTGTCTAGTTCATCGTAAAACGAAGCTCGTGCTTCCTCTTCCTCTTCCTCTTCACGCTGTCTCTCATATTCATCTTCCAACATAGTTTTCTTAACGTAACCCATATCTTAGTTCTCCTTTGCACCCCGGCGGTGTTCTTATGTCAAACATGCTTGATGTCATCCGGTTCGATGATAGTTGCGATGACCTCATCATCATTAATGATGCGTACTTCGCCGCCATCAATTTTAAATCGAGCGCCGGCATAGCGGCCAATGCAGACCCAACCCCCTTCCCTGCACCAAGGTTGCTCCTCTGATCCAAACTTATCGTGGTCCTTGTATGCAAGGGGACCTACCCTCAAAACATACGCTACTACAGTGGAAAGTGCCTCCCTGTCTCGAACAGCATCAGGGATATGTACGCCACCATCTGTAGTGGCTTTGCCCATATAGGGCATTACAAGGAGCCGCCATCCTGTGGGCTGCGGCAATCTTTCTTTCAGGTTTTTAGAAACAAGAGACGGATCGAGAACCTTCTCGTTCTTGTTTATATATGCAGATGATAGAACAGCTTCTTTCTTCTTTTTTTGCGAATCCAGAACATGGTCTGGAACGTATAGAGTATTCGTCATTCGTCCTCCGAAGATTGCAGGAGATCTTTGATGTCCTGTTCCGCAAACTCAAGACCCCTCAACTCCCCGGTCAGTTGCCGGTAAGCTTCCATATCTTTAGGACTTCCGTGGAGAATAGCGTCTTGAGTAAGTGTTATGCGGCCTTGTATAGCCTTTAATACAGAATAGGCAAAAGTCGTTGGGTCAGACATATATTAAAAAGTTCCCGCAAATTTCTTGCCTCTGACGGCGCCACCTTTGGAATACTTAACAGGCTGTTTCTTATTGTAACTCATACCGCCTTTCATGTAGCCGAGTTCATCTACGACAACGCCGCCCATGTTCATATCTTTTGGTACACCCAAATCCTCACGAGCCTTGGCCGTTTGTTCAGGGGTCGCGTTTTTCAATACTGCTTTTGAGTGTGCCAGGTCGTAAG